CTAATACAGCATTAGCAGCAAGCGGAACACAAGATGATTTAATGATCAACGTAGAAAGTGGTGCAGTTACTATTGCTAGTGTAGCAGCTTCTACAAATACAATTTTTAGATTAGTACGAGATACAGGTACAGACACCAATACCGGTGATCTGCGATTAGTAGGAATTAAACTATACTTTACAACTAACGCAGCTAACGACGCATAGGATAATTAGAATATGTCTTTTGGATATCAAGTTTTAGGATTTGGAAGCGGCGGTGTATCGAATCCTTATATGGTAGCTACTGGAGGAACTATTACAGAATCTGGTGATGATAAAATTCATACTTTTACAGGTCCAGGTACTTTTACAGTTAGTAATGCAGCTAAAGAGGCAGCTGATAATCTAGTTTCTTATGTAGTAGTAGCTGGCGGTGGCAGTGGAGGTGCTGGTCATGGTGCAGGCGCTGGAGCTGGAGGTTTTAGAGAAGTGGTAAGTCCAAGCTCTCCTTATACGGGATCTCCTTTAGAGGGTTATCCAACTGCAGGAAATAGAATTACAGTAACAGCTACTGGTTATCCAATTACAGTAGGTGCAGGTGGAGCTGCTCCAGCTGGTCAGTCTGGCAGTACGAGTAAGGGAACAGCTGGAGTAGATTCAATTTTTTCATGTATAACATCAGCTGGTGGTGGAAGAGGATCATCATGTGGTGGTGCCAACCCATTAAATGCAGGTGGATCAGGCGGAGGTGGAACATATACTCCTAACCCTGGAACTACTCCTGGTGGAGCAGGAAACACACCAGCGACAACTCCCGCTCAAGGAACTGCTGGAGGTAATGGTGGAACTTATGGTCCAGGTGCCGCATCATCAGGTGGAGGTGGGGGTGCTACTGTTGCCGGTACTGCTGGAACTCCAACTCAATCAGGACCAGGAGGTGCTGGAGCAACAACAGAAATTACAGCAAGTTCAGTAGCTTATGCTGGGGGTGGCGGTGGCGGAGCCACTACTTATGGCGCACCAACTCCCGGATCAGGCGGTACTGGTGGAGGTGGAGCAGGTGCTGCATTAGCGGCTGTTGCAACTGCAGGAGATCCTAATACTGGTGGTGGTGGCGGTGGTGGATCAGGTGGAGGATGTGCTCCAATTGGTTACGGTAATGCAGGTGGCTCAGGAATAGTAATAATAAGATACAAATTTCAATAAAATTATGGCACACTTTGCAAAAATATCAGAAACAAATGAAGTGCTTTCAGTATTAACTGTGGACAATAAAGATGTGCTGAACGCTGATGGTGTTGAAGAGGAATCAGTAGGACAAGCATATTTGGAAAAACACAATAACTGGCCTGCCGAAAAATGGATTCAAACTTCATACAATACATCTGGCGGTACACATAAAGATGGTGGAACTCCTTTAAGAGGAAACTACGCAGGTATAGGTAAAATTTGGGATGAAGATAATAATATATTCTATGATAAAAAACCTTATGCATCGTGGGTTTTAAATACGATAACAGCTAGTTGGCATTCACCTATTGGTGATGCTCCTGCGTTAACTACAGAACAAGAAAATCAAAATACAGCAGGAACCCACAAATGGAACTATGTTTGGAATGAATCAGCATATCAAGCTGACAATACAACTGGTTGGGATTTGACAGACGCATTAGCATAATTTATATCTGGCGGTAGGTATGCAAAAGAAAGTATTAACAGAAGTAAGTTTATATTACGGTGATGTGTCGATGCCTAAAGATTGGGAAATAGATCAAAATGATTTAGCTCACCACATTTTACATTCTAGTTTAACTGATGAAAAATTACAATCCTCAAAAACTTTAGATAAATTAAATACATATATACGAGAGCATATTGGTCTTGAGTATGATATCCATCTTATCAACAAAGAAACGTGGGGTAATATCTATAAACCTGCAGAGACAACAATACCTTTATTAAACATCGATCCAGTAGATTTACAAAACTCACCTGATTACACTTTACTTTATGGAGTAAAAGTTGATAAATGTTTTGTTAGAATACACTATGATGATAACAGACGGAAAGGAAGAAGCTGGGATATACCACTTTTAAACAATAGATTTATTATGTTTCCATCTACACAAATGTATTATATAACAAACAATCAACAAGATTCTTTAAACTTTGTGCAAACAATTATTTATGAAGAGATGAAGAGATGAAGTTTTGATTTAGATCAAAACTAGAGCCCTTGTCTTATGTTATAAAAAAGGTATAAAAAGAAATGATTCTTTCTAATTATTTTTGGTTTTTTAAAAAAGCTGTTCCAGACAGAATATGTGAAAACATTAAAAAATATGGTTTGTCCCAACAACCCCAAGTAGCTATTACAGGGAATGAAAAAGGCAATGTACCAAAAACCGAGGAAGGATTTAAACAACTTCACAAGACAAGAAATTCAGATGTAGTATGGCTAAATGAGCCGTGGATTTATAGAGAGGTTCATCCTTATGTTCGTACAGCTAATGTAAACGCTGGCTGGAATTTTCAATGGGACTGGTCAGAGTCTGCTCAATTTACAATATATAAAAAAGGTCAACACTATAGTTGGCATGCAGATTCATGGGATAAACCTTATGATAACCCCAATAATCCAAACACACATGGAAAAATAAGAAAAATAACGACTGTTTTAATTTTATCAGATCCTGAAGATTATGAAGGAGGAGCTTTGGAATTTAATTTTGGAAATTTAGATCCAGCTAAAAAACAAAATACATTGATACCAAAAGAAGTAGGAGCAAAAGGAACTATTGTTGTTTTCCCTTCCCACGTATCACATCGAGTACAACCAGTAACGAAAGGAGTGCGTTATTCTATGCCTACATGGCACTTAGGATATCCATTTAGATAAATGAAGAAAAAAGTTAAAAGAAGTTTTCCTAAAAAGTTAAATAAAATTGCAGCATTTCCTGAGCAGTTGGCCAGGGAAGAATTATTTAGATCTCCTGTATGGGTTGGATATGCACCTGGATTTGTAGATAAATATAATAAAGCAGCTGACCCCTATGTTGAGAAAATGAAAAAAACTATGAAAAAAGAAATAGATGCGAGAAATAAAGAGTTTGGTAATAAAGGAGACCGTGGTTACATTTATCAGACGACAAGTTTAATTGGAGATCCTAATTTTTCAGAAATACAAAATTACATTATTGGAACTTCACATAATTTATTAACAGAAATGGGGTTTGATTTAAAAGATTACCAAGTATTTATGACAGAAATGTGGGTACAGGATTTTGCTAAAAAAGGAGGTGGAACCCAGGTTACTCATTCCCATTGGAATGGCCATATATCTGGTTTTTACTTTTTAAAATGTAGCGAAGCTACTCCCAGACCTGTGTTTGCAGATCCCAGACCTGGTTGTCTTATGAATTCATTGCCAGAAAAAGATAGAACAAAAGTAACTTATGCCAGTAATCAAATTAATTATGAGGTAAAACCAGGAACGATAGTATTTTCACCATCGGCTCTACCACACATGTATCCACCTGATATGGGCTATGCACCATTTAGATTTATACACTTTAACTGTCAAGCTATCCCAAAAGGAGCTATGCATGTCAGGTAAAATAAAAAACAACAGAAGTAAAATAAAAAACAACAGAAGAAAGGAGGAAAAAATGTCGTTCAAAAAAACAAAGTTTAAAATAATTAAAGAGGCTATTCCAAGAAAAGTAGCTAATTTTATTTATCGATACTTTAAAAATAAAAGGTGCGTAGCTAGGTTTTTATTTGATCAAAGATATATCTCTCAATTTGCAGAAGAATGGGGAACATGGAGTGATGAAATGATACCTAATACTTATTCTCACTATGCAGATATAGCTTTTGAAACTGTACTCAATGGTTTAACTGAAAAAATGGAAAAGGAATCGGGATATAAATTAAACCCGTCATATGCTTATGCACGTATCTATAAAAAAGGAGATGTATTATATAGACACTTTGATAGAGATGCCTGTGAAATTTCTGCTACTATGCACATAGGAGACGATGGTACTAAATGGCCTATTTATTTAGATCCAACTGGTAAGGCAGGTAAAGCTGGTATTCCAGTAAACATGAAACCTGGTGATATGCTTATGTATCATGGGTGTGAATGTGAACACTGGAGAGAAGCTTTCACAGGTGAAGACTACTGCCAAGTATTTTTACATTGGAACCAAGATTCCAAAAAGAAAGTTGTAACTGGTAGAGATAATACCACTAAAGGTGGTAAGCATACTAAATTTGATAGTCGTCCTTTTTTAGGATTACCAGAATATTATAAAGGGTTTACATTACCTAAAAATTGGAAGTTGTTAAAGAATTAAAGTTAGTATACACACTAAGACTGGTGGGGGAAAATACCACCACACTTTCCCCCTCCTTTAATAATCTATTGAAATTCCCCACAATCTAGTATATTTGTAGTATTAACGACCCCAAAAATTTTTGGGCTACTTTTTACTATAGTCCCAGAATTTATGGGATAACTGGATTTTCTATGCTACAAAAACTAGGTTTTGCACCGGGATTTAATAAACAAGTCACCTCAACAGGCGCTGAAGGTCAATGGACGGGAGGCGACTATGTTCGTTT